TAACATCCTTACATTTTTTATCTACATGGATTCTTCGTGTCCCATCCGCACTTGAGAAAAATCCACGAACATAGGAGACACTTGCAATTATATTACGACTCATTCTATCTCTCATGCAAAGAATCCTGATTCCGCTACGTCTAAATATCTCCATATCACCTGCACCAGACTGTCCCTGAACACTCGAACCCGCAGGGTCGCCATAATAAGAAACAATAGGATAGCCCTTAGTTTTAATCATTTTAATCAAATCCTCGGTTTTAATATTTTCTTTATGTAAAATAGAATCAAATACCCTAATATGCTCTACATTGCCTATAAATTCTGTTTGTGCAAATATGACAGCAGGCATCCTATATCCAAAGTCAATAGAACAATAAGTAGGTAAATTGGGGTCATAAGGGAAATTACCAGTATCTATGCCCCTATCAAAGTCCCACACCTTCCCCTGGAAGATAGAAAATTCTGCTCCAAATTCCTGCCCAAAGAGTGCTTTTGACATATTCCGTTTACGCTCAATAATAGCAGGGTCTTCTAAACCAAGAGGAAATTCATGCTGATTTACCCACGATGGAGCAGAGTGACATGCCCACATAGGGTCATGTTCCCCTAACTTGTATAAATCATAAATCCAATTCCTACCTTCGGGGGTAGTTATAAAAATGACCTTTCCTTTGCGACCTGCAACTGTAGGGGATAAATACATATCCCATATTTTCTTATTCATCTTTGCAACTTCATCTACCACTAAGAGGTCTAATCCCTCGCCAACAAGAGAATCAGGATTGTCTGCCGACATTCCCTCTACTGTTGTCCCCCACTTAAATTCAATGAGCATATCTTTTTCAGATGAGCGTTTGATGTCTTCAGGATGCCCAACAACCATCTTTTGCCAAATCTCACGAAAGATAAGACGAGCTTTCCTATATGACATGCCGACAACCCAAATGCGTTTATTAGGCTGAGATGCGACATAACAGGCTTCCATAGCACTTGCCCACGTTTTCCCGAACCTACGACCACAGACCATAACATGAAATCTGGCATCTGCTTTTTCAGGATAATGAAGTGCTAATTGACCATCATGCGGTTGGTAGCCAAGATAATCAAACCACTTCTTTTTGAATACGTAATTTTTTTCTTGCATTATAGTATGGGAAGAACTTACTTTCCCGTGTAGATTTAATGCAAGATATTCTTAGGATATTTGCATCTATGAATCTTTACTAATAACTCACTAAAGAGGTTTAAAATGTCAGAAGAGCAAAAAATAGCAGAACCAGTCGTTGAAGACGTAAAAACTCAAGACGGGACAAAACCCGAAAATAATGATATACCACGTTCAAGGTTAAATGAGGTAATTACGGAACGAAATCAGTTACGTGATTCACTGAAAACATTTGAATTAAAAGAGGAAGATGCGAAGAAAGCAAAACTTCAAGAAGAAGAGAAATGGCAAGAATTAAATACCACTCTCGAAAAAGAAGTTGAATCCTACAGACCTTTTAAGGAAAAGTGGGTTGCAATGGACAAAAGGCTTCGAGATGACGCTTTAAGCAAACTTCCTGAATCTAAACAAGAAAAATTCAGAAATCTCGATACAGACGATTTACTAAATGTTGTTGAAGAATTATCCGTTAAAACCAATCCACCTGATACTGTAGGGACAATTAATCCTGCAATACCAAAGGATGGATGGAAGAAGATGGATATTAAAGAAAAACGTAGTAATTGGTCAAGTATTGTAGATTCTTACAAACGATAGGAGTCCTTAAATGGCTAACGTAACAGTCACAACTGGAGCAAATTTCATACCCGAACTTTGGTCAGATGCGATATTAGATTATGCGGAACGTAAATTTTCGCTAAAAAACAAAGTAACCGATTTATCTTCCATGCTTTCTGGTGGAGGAGATACGTTACATATTCCCCGTGTTGATGAAGAATCAGCATCTCAAAAGTCCGCAGACACAGCAGTGACTTACTCTGCTAATACTGATGGAAAGACAGACCTTTCTGTTGACCAACATTTCTACAGTGCTAAACGCATTGAAGACATTGTTCGCGTCCAAGAGAGTGCTGACCTTTTCAATATGTATGCAAAATCAATGGGCTATGCCTTAGCAAAGAAAGTGGAAAATTATATTGCACTTTTGATTCAATCTGCAACGGCTAACGATGTAACACTTACCGCCGATAATACATTTACTTCTGCCTTGATTCGTTCAGGCACACAGAAGTTAATGGATGCAGGCGTTGATTACACGCAAGATGCTTTCTTGTATGCTTCACCTGGTGCTTATAATTCATTATTTGCTCTTGACGAGTTCTCACTTGCGAACCAAGCTGGTAGAGTATCTGCTCATGCTTCTGGTAGTCAAGGAGAAATCATGGGAATGGAAGCATCATATTCTGTTGATTGGGATGATGACGGCACGACTGGCGATGAAACAGCATCTATCTTCACAAAAGATAGTATTGTTTTTGCAATGCAAATTGCACCACGTGTTCAAAGTTCATACGATATTGACTATCTCTCTACTTCTGTAGTTGTAGATGCCCTTTTTGGTGCATCTTTAGTGCAGAGTGCTGGAGACACAGCAGGACAGATTGTAAACTTTAACAATCCGTAAATAACGCTATGGGGGGCTTAACCGCCCCCCATTAACCAAGTTACCCATGAGAAATGACAGCTCGGTAAGGTAACATAACTTAGGAGAAAAAAGATGTCAGACTTAGGAAGATACAGTGTAAAACAATCAGGAAATCTTGGCTTAGGACAAGGTGGATTTAATTCTATAACAGATACAGCCCTTAATACGGGGAACTGGGTCGCATTCAAAGCTGTTCATGGTGATGCCATAATAGCTTCCTCAACCAGTGCTACTGGTGATAACCTCCCTGCTTCTATGACGCTCTCCGAAGGAGATATGGTTTATGGCGATTTTACAGCAGTAACTCTTTCGAGCGGAAAAATTCTTGCATACATTGGATAATGTTAAGACTCGGCTTTAGGCGAAGGGTTAAACCCAAAACATTCACAAAAAAAGTTAAATCGTTTTTTAGACGATTGATAGGATAAAGATGTTAAGACTCGGATTAGCATTAGCAAAACGGCATACCATAAGGATTTGGGAAGCCACTAAAAATTTCATCACTTCGGATGGTAAGGTATTTCTTACATCTAATGGCGACATACTTAATGTAGGATAATATAATGGCAAACTACAATTCAGGCAACACTGGTGCAGTAATAGACGCACAGATAGACAAAATGGAGAGCGTAACAGCCTCCGCAACAGAACTAAACTATGTAGGTGGAGTTACGTCTGCAATACAAACGCAGATGGATACAAAAGCACCTTTAGCTTCCCCTACGCTAACTGGGACTCCGATAGCACCGACTGCTGGCTCTGGGACAGATACAACACAAATAGCAACTACAGCTTTTGTACAATCTGCTGTTCAGGGGGAAGATACATTAGCAGAGATGAATGACACTTCCCTTTCTTCGCCAGATGATAGTGACTTCTTAGTTCATAACGGCACAGCTTGGGTAAATGAGTCTGGTGCAACAGCAAGAACGTCTCTTGGTGTAGATGCTTCAGGAACAATCAATTACACACACCCAAACCACTCTGGCGATGTAACTTCGGTAAGCGACGGTGCAACAACCATCGCCAACGATGCTGTCACTTATGCTAAGATGCAAAATGTATCAGCTACCGATAGAATACTCGGTAGAGACACATCTGGTGCTGGTATTGTCGAGGAAATTACACCTGCAAACGTAAGAGCTATGATAAATGTAGAGGACGGCTCTACAGCAGACCAATCGAACGCTGAAATTAAAACAGCTTATGAAGCCAATGCGGACACCAACGAGTTCTCAGATGCCGAACAGACTAAACTCTCTGGAATAGAAGCAAGTGCAGATGTAACAGACTCAACTAATGTAAATAGTGCTGGTGCTGTCATGGAGAGCGATATTTCAGGTACACCTGCTGGAAGTATCATAAATGACGATACAATGGCATCTGCTTCAAATACCACCCTTGCAACATCCGAATCAATAAAGGCATACGCACAAAGTTTAGTTGCAAGTTCGGTTGAATATATCGGAGGGTATAATGCAAGCACAAACTCACCTGACTTAGATACATCGCCTTCAGGGGTTACAAAGGGCGATATGTACACAGTTACAACGGCTGGTACATTCTTCACACAAGACCTTGAGGTTGGTGATGTACTTATCTCAGAACAAGACAGTCCGACTGCACTAACACACTGGTCGGTTGTAAATAAAGATTTAGATGCCTCCTCTATAAAGACATCTTACGAAAGCAACGCAGATACAAATGCTTATACAGATGCAGAGGTTACTAAGTTATCAGGAATTGCGACAAGTGCTACAGCAAACGATACTGATGTGAATTTAAAAGCGAGAGCAAATCATACAGGTACACAGACTGCTTCGACTATATCTGATTTTGATACAGAGGTGGCGAATAATTCAGCAGTAACTACAAATACAGCAAAAGTTTCAAACGTAACGCATACAGGGGATGTTACAGGTTCAACGTCTTTATCTATTGCTTCAGACGTAGTTGGGGCAACAGAACTTGGCGTAACAGCAGGCACAGTAACAGCATCTAAAGCTGTGGTAGTGGATGCGAATAAACAAGTAGATGCAATGCACTTTTCAGGCGACGTCGGAATAGGGACTGATAGTCCTGGGGCGAAATTGGAAATAATGGGTGATGGAGCCTATACTGCGAAATATAGAGTTGCTCACGGCACAGCGGGTTATTATTGGGATATCGGATATTCTGATGCTAATCTGGGCAATGACTTACAATTTGTAAATAATGATAGTGGTTCCAACACAGAGAACACAAGAATGGTTATAGAATCAGGAGGCTACGTCGGAATTGGGACAACAGCTCCTCAAGATTTATTACAAGTAGGTGCTCACACATCTGGAGCTCCAACTGGCGAAGATGCCAGTGCTATATTTTTACAAGGAATTGGCTTTTTTAATTCTGATTTAGATACATCTCCTTATCAATCAAGAATTGCCATTGATACTGGAAATACCTATATTCAATCAAATGAATATTATGATGGCGGTTGGCAGATTCTTGATTCTGCCAGAGCACCTTCACGAATAACTCTTAGTAGTGCTGATGCAGATAGCAAGATTATGTTCTATACAAAAGCTGCTAATTCAGGCGGACCAACAGAACGCCTCCGTATAGATTCATCAGGCAATGTGGGGATTGGGGTGGCTCCTTATAGCTGGTCTAATTTAACAGCACTTCAACTTGGGAGAGCTAGTGTATCAAGCGGTAACTCTGACACATATTTTACGTCTAATGGATATTATTCAACAACTGCACCTTCTGGTTGGAAATATGGGGCAACGACTACCGCAACGCAGATGTATATGAACGCATCAGGTGGGGAGTTTGTGTTTAGGAATGCCACCTCTGGTACGGCGGATACTGCACTCTCTTGGTCAGAACGCATGCGTATAGACTCAGCAGGCAACGTCGAAATCAAAACAGGATACCTAAAAACAAATGCAACAAGTCATTTGGTTACAAATGGCAATGAGTTGAATATTTTTGGAAGCCTAAGTTCATCCACAGATCTTTATATAAATTATCAAGGTTCACTCGCTGTTACAGCTTATCGTTTTAATAATGGCTTAGGAGCAGGGACTTACGTTCCTTTAAAAGCATCTGCTTTTACTGTATCATCCGATTACCGACTAAAAGAGAATATTAAACCATTAGACGGGTCTCTTGATAGAATTAATAAGTTGAGACCTATCAGTTTTAATTTTATAAATAAGAATATTATGCATTATGGCGACCTAAAAGTAGATGGTTTCTTGGCACACGAAGTGGGTGAAGTAGTTCCAGAATGTGTTACAGGCACTAAAGATGCGATGATGGATAAAGAAGTATCTCCTTCAATTCAAGCAGTAGAAGCGGTAATAGGTCAAAGTGAGATTGCTTGGACGGATAAGCCTACATCTGAAAATAACAAAGATGAAATCAAAGCGTGGATGGATACCAATTCACTTTCTTACAATTCTGGTGATACAAAATCAGACCTAATTAATAAGATTCCAGAATTTCAACAAGAGTTTATTCAATCGGTTGAAGCAGTAGAAGCTGTTGAGGCGGTATATGAATCTGTGCCTGATTATCAAGGAATAGACCAATCCAAACTTGTTCCATTATTAGTAAGTGCAATCCAAGAACTAAGTGCAAAAGTGGAAGCATTAGAATCTAAATAACTTCCCAATAATGGGAACTAACAAACAGGAGTAATCAGTGAAAAACAAAAAGAAAACTGACGAACAAACAATCATGATAAATAATGTAGAATACAAAGTAAGCGATTTAAGTCAAGAGCAGATTATGTATGTTAATCATGTATCGGATTTAGACCGAAAACTTGAATCATCAAGATTTAATCTTGACCAATTACAAGGCGGAAGAAACCACTTTATGAATCTATTAGAGGCAAGTCTTGAAGATAAGTAAATACTTCTCATGGGTTAATTCCAAATTAAACGTCTGGTCATTCTGGCATCTCTTAGGCGGTGTCTTTTTGGCTAAGGTGTTTATGTGGATTGGCTACGAAAAGGCTGTGGTGGTGGCAATAGTCGCTTCTCTTGCGATTCTGTGGGAAGTAATAGAATATATGATTGAGCAATGGCATCCATACGGAAGTATCAAGGCTTGGGCTGAAGATACGCTTATGGATTTGTTCTTAGCGATAATGGTGAGTATATGGATAGTTCTGTAAATACATCCTACGATATTCCGATTAGCATGAACGGCAAAGGTGATACACCTCGACCTTTAAGTATAAGGAAAGACATATATGATTCTCGTTTTGAATCTATCTTTGGCAAAAAAGCTCGGGATGAAAAAAAGATTAATGAGACGTATAAAAAAGAGTTACTCAAGCGAAAAAACAAGGACAAATTATGAGATGGCGTGAATTAGACTTTGGAAGAAAAAAGAAGATTGAAAAGAGCGTGCGAGACTTAGAATGTCTTGTAATGGCATTGATTGATAAACTTGGGTATGCGGTTACAATAGATGACCTAAATCCTGAATGGCAGTATCCTGAAATCATCAAGAAAGAAAAAGAAGACAAAGATGAGTAATGGATACTATCTTACTCAAATGAGTAGAATACTATTCGAGCTTGGTGATTTAGCTTTTCATTGGGGATATGCTAATGCTTATCAATGGCTTATGGCTAAGTCAAGCGATTTAGATAAAGATAATGTTATTTGGTCTGCGGTAAAGGATATATAACGCGAGTTTGTAATGAAATACTCTAAACCAGATTGGGCAGATGGACAGACTACTCGCATGAGTGGGTTAGTCGAGGACACTTGTTCGCATGGTGTAGGTCATCCAAATAGAGAGTGGCTTGAATATCATCCCGATAAACCAGAATTAGGCACACACGGATGCGATGGATGTTGTAATAAAGGTAATAGCCTTAAAAATGAAGATAAAGATTCAGGTTATAACATGAATGGACAACAAGTGGTTAGTCCTACT